GTATTTGATGTAATTATCTTGATCGGTGGGTTCTTGGCAGCGTGGGCATACAACCGTGTTTACACGCTGCTTGATAGGCTTGATTTAGAGATGAAGCAAATCTCTGAGAAGTATGTGGCAAAAGATGATTACCGCGAGGACATTCGTGAGATCAAAGAGATGCTGGGCGCGATCTTCAAGCGATTAGAAAACAAGGCTGATAAATGAAACTTGATCCGGTGCTTCTGAACATGGCTTGCTCGTGGTCTATGAAGGCTTACGAAGATAACGTAAAAGATACGTTGAAAATAGAAAGCAGGCTGACATCCACCACAGTATACATAGCCAAGCGTAAGTCTATTGATGTGATTGCGTTCAGAGGCACAGAGCAGAAGATGGATGTTCTAACTGACATTAACGTCATACCTTTGCCCTATGCAGGCAGGTTGTGCCACGGGGGATTTACTTTGGCGCACAAATCTGTCTGGGGTGAAGTTAAACAGCATATAGACCCCAAGAAACGGACTCTCATAACAGGTCATAGTTTAGGCGGAGCGTTGGCAGAATTGTCAGCCTCGATGCTGAATGGTAAACACGACAACATAAATCTGATTACTTTCGGCAAACCCAACGTCTTCTTCAAAGGCTTTAAGAAGCCAATGAGTCTGGACAACCAGATATCGTGTGTGCAGGGAAGTGACGTAGTGGCCCGAATACCGCGTTTGTGTTACGGGCCGTCCAAGTCTCAGACTATGCTGTACTTCGGCAACAACGGCGTTGACTTTATTAATCCTGACAAGTTAACCAGAAGAGAAGACCGGGGTGACCTCAGAGATCGAATTGCTGACCATAAAATGGCTGGATATAAAGAAAGGCTGAACAAGTATCTTGATGATCAAGAGCGAGAGGAGAAAAAGGTTGTTCCTCTTACAAAAGGCGAAAAGCGAGAGTTAAAAAGGATTGAAGATGAGATTGATTTTCCTAGCAGCGATTAGTTTATTTTTGTTTTCTGGATGCACCATATCCGAAGATATGATTGCTAACAAAGACCTGTACTGCTCCGGTGTCTACAAAGGTATTCGAGCTGTGGGTCGTGTGGCTACTGAGGTAACCACGGGCATAGCCGTTCCTGATGTATGCGAAACCATCGACGAGATCGTCGAGGAGGATACCGAGGGAAAGTCATCCGAAATATAGATGCTCTGACGAGAATCTATTTGTTGACTCTGTGATGGATGATTATATCGCCTGAAAACCCGATTGCGAACTACAACGCATCGCAGATAGACACAACCCAAAGCCTCACGGTTACCCTCTCATCTGACACCGTTAAAGAGCTTGATCTGCCAGAAGGACAGACTGTCAAAGGCTCGGTATCTGAAGACGGCAACTCAGTAACAATAACCACCGACAGTGGCGAAGTAAATCTAGTTGGCAGTTTTGCTCAGGTATCTGGCGAAGATGTAAACGTCAGGGTCAGGTCAGCCGAAACTCCTGACAAGTCAGAAGCTAGGCAAGAGACAAAAACGGAGGGGCGAGAGCCTACAAGACAGTCCAAGCTAGACAGAGTTTTTGAAAACACATCGACCAAGATAGACAACAGCGCAGATGTGGAGAAACTTCTTACTGATCTCAAGGCAGCTATAGAGAACGGCGACAGTTCTGTATTTGGAGAGATAGACCTAGAAGACCTGCCTCAGATCGAATACGAGATAAACAGATACGACACTGAAAAGAACTCGTGGGCGTGGGATGCTCCAGAAGCAAGAGATTTAGAAGACGTAAAACTCGGTGAGACCTACGTGGACTTTACTGACGGGGAAATCAACAGTGGCGAAGAAGAATGGATGGGGTTCGAGGCGCTACTTGGTAACACTGAGGAAGATTGGGAGATTAATATCGAAACGGATATTGGCGAGCGTGACCATATCTGGCTCCAAGGACGAGTGGTTGAAAACCGTGGCAGGTTCAACATGTGGTTCGATAATCCCGGCACTGCGGCTTATGCAAGGCAGAATATTGACAAGGTAGCTCAGAAGATAGAGAGCTTCGGTATAATGATTGACCATTTAGGTATCGCTCCATATCCAAGAGACAGGGTAGAAAACCCGCCCAAAAGCACGTTTATGGTGGAAGTATGAAATTAAAAGGATTGTTAGCCTCACTAGCCCCGACTGTCGGCAAAGCTATTGGTGGGCCTATGGGCGGAATGGCTGTCAAACTTGTTGCAGATAAGCTGGGCGTGTCTAACACTACAGACCCTGCCAAGTTAGAAAAATACATTGAAGATAATCCCGGCTCTATAGAGCTATTGCAGCAAGCAGAAACTGAATTTAAAAAGACGTTGGACGAACGCAAGATTGATCTCGAAAACTTTAAAGTAGAAGTGCAGGACAGGCAGTCTGCCAGAGAAATATTTGGTGAAGACCCCACGCCTAAAATATTTGCCATAATCAGCTTGCTGGGCTTCTTATTCTATATATTTCTTGTGACCTTTCGCGCTGAAGCAGTAGACGATGCTCTAGCCAACATTATCTTAGGCTATCTAGGAGGATTAATATCTGGTATTAGCGCGTTTTTCTTCGGCTCTAGCAATAACAGGGGTAACTAATGGACAAGCTGCTGGCTATGCTGAAACGACATGAAGGCGTGGAGACTCATGCTTACGAATGCTCAGAGGGCAAGATTACTGTAGGTGTAGGTCGTAATATAGATCAATCGGGTGGCATGGGGCTGTCTGATGATGAGATTGACTACCTCTTACAGAATGATGTTGAGAGGGTAGTTAAAGAGTTAGCTGCTGAGTATCCGTGGTTTAGTGATTTGGACGATGTGCGTAGGGACGCTATGGTTGATATATCTTTTAACCTAGGCGCAACTAGATTACGTCTTTTCAAACGCGCCTTGGCGGCTATGGAGACAGGTAATTACAAAGAAGCAGCCACTGAATTCCTTGATTCTAGGTGGGCTAAACAAGTGGGAAGCCGTGCTTTAGAATTGACTGACATGATCTCTAGCGGTGAGTACGCAGAGTGAGGATACAATGCCAGTTAGAAAATTACAGTTTAAATCAGGGGTAAACCGAGAAAGCACTCGATATGCTGCTGAAGGGCAGTGGTATGACATTGATAAAGTGCGATTCAGACGGGGGCTACCTCAAAAGATTGGAGGTTGGGAGCAGATTTCTACTGCTACTTTCCTAGGTGTAGCACGTTCGTTGTTTAACTGGGCCACTCTTAGTCTACAAAATCTAGTTTCTGTAGGTACGCACCTTAAATACTATATAGAGCGTGGCGGTGCTTACTATGATGTTACACCTATTCGGTCTACTACAGCCGCTGGCGATGTAACTTTCGCTGCTGTAAACGGTGATGCCACACTAACCGTGACCGACACAGCACACGGCGCACTCCAAAATGACTTTGTGACTTTCTCCGGTGCCGCTTCTCTAGGCGGTAATATTACTGCGGCTGTGCTAAATCAAGAGTATCAAATAGCTACCATAGTGAATGACAACTCTTACACAGTAGAAGCCAAAGACACCAGTGGAAGCACGGTAACAGCAAATAGCTCTGATTCAGGTAATGGCGGCTCTAGCACTGTGGGTGCATACCAGATAAACACGGGTAATGAGATTGCTGTGCCTTTTACCGGATGGAGTGCGGGTCGTTGGGGTAGTGGCACATGGGGTACAGGTGGCTCCACGTTAGCAGGTATGCGACTCTGGAGTCAGGCTAACTTTGGTGAGGACTTGTTCTTTCTTAGCAGAGGAAGCGCACCGTTCTTGTGGGACGCTACTAACGGTGTAACTACCAGAGCAGTGCTAGTAAGTTCTCTGGCTGGCGCTAGTCAAGTCCCTACGGTAGCTAACGTAGCTTTTGTTTCTGATATATTTCGTTTTGCTTTTTGTATGGGTGCAAACCCCATAGGCAGTGCAGTCCAAGACCCCATGCTGATACGCTGGTCAGATCAAGAGGATGTAGCTGAGTGGAACCCTACGTCACTGACACAAGCAGGTAGCCTTAGTCTGTCTGAAGGCACAGAGATCGTGCAGGCTGTGCAAGCCCGGCAAGAGATACTGATTTGGACTGATGCTGCACTGTATGGCCTACAGTATTTAGGCGCTCCAGTGGTGTGGGGTGCAACGCTTCTGGGGTCTAACCTCACGATAGCCAGTCCCAATGCAGCGGTATATTCAAACAACATTGCCTACTGGATGGGTACAAACAAGTTTTACTACTACGATGGTACGGTTAAGACACTACCCTGTGATGTGCGTAGCTATGTGTTCGATGATTTTAATACTGGTCAATACGATCAGGTGGTAGCAGGATCAAACGAAGAGTTTGATGAGATATGGTGGTTCTATTGCTCTGACGGTGTTACTCAGAATGATCGCTATGTAATCTACAACTATGTAGAGAATGTGTGGTATTTCGGCAATCTGTCCCGCTCTGCATGGCTTGATTCCGATCTTAGGGACTTTCCTATAGCTGCCACGTTCAACAATAGACTTGTAAACCACGAGACAGGTGTAGACGATAAAGAGACAGGTGTAGCCACAGCGTTTACTGCCAGCATAACTTCTACCCAATTTGACCTAGATGACGGTGATCGCTTCATGTTGGTTAACAAAATGTTACCTGACGTAACATTTGAGGGGTCTACAGCAGCCTCACCCGCTGCCGTGCTGACGTTGAACCCCTTAGAAAACTCTGGTTCGGGTCGTTATGACCCTGCCTCAGTAGGGGGCAACAGTAACGCTACTGTTACTAGAACAGCTACAGCCCCCATAGAGCAGTTCACTGGACAGGTATTTACCAGATTACGTGGCAGGCAGATGTCGTTTAAGG